AGTTTGAGTCCATGCAAATGTTTCAAAACCCAAGGTAGCAAATGCAGTGCCTATGCTACCAGGAGCCACTTGTAGTTTATCATATTCTGGTGCGGCATCTGAGTTCTTAACACTTAATGTCAAGTAACCCGAAGTACTTACTGATGCAGTTACGTTTGGTACTGTGTAGTTGATTTGTTGGGCAAGGGCTCGCACTTCAACACTGGCAGAAACTGTAGTGGAGTCAACAAGTGTCCAGTAACTTGTGTTGCTGATTGCAGTTGACACTGGGACAAACTGTATAGCTACATAGATTTCCCACTTGCTTGTGTTGTTGTTGTAATAATAAACAACTGTACTCTTATCATACGTTGATATATTTGACCAAGTTGCAGGAACATACACATCTGTGTCGTTGACACGAATAGTATCACCAGTAACAAGATTGGCCATGGGCACTGTGCTGGTAATAGTACCATACACGCGACTTTGATTAACAAAACGCTCAACCACGCCGCCTTTGAAAACTTGTTGACTACTTTGTGGCTCACCCACATACAGACTACAATTGTTGCTGCAGATATCTGTAGCCTGACCAAAGTTTGAAAACTCAGCTATGATGTTTTGGTCAATTTCTTGAACCTGGCGGAACTGATTGGTTTCTATTTCAATTATGTCACCTATAGCCAAATTGGCGTTTATGGTAACAACATTGCCATTCACGGTGAATGTGTTGAACAGCCCAGGACCAGCATCCACACTGTTTTGTTGGTTGATCAAAAACTGACCGTTCAACAACACACTAACTGGTCCAGTCACTGATCCAAGCACTGTGAAATCAACTGTGCTGCCGTCTGTTCCGTATATAAATTTCTGAACACTGCGATCAAACACATAAGTTGACCCAGCTTCTGTGAAAGTTTCAACTGAGTTAACTGTTATGGTCAAATCATTTACACTGGTACCGCCCAAAGACGTACCCAGAATGGTCACAGTATCACCAACTGCATAGTCTTGACCGCCACGTACTACTGTGACCACATATGATTGTCCGCTACGACTCACATCAAATTTAGCACCAAAACCTGATCCAGATGTGCTAGACTGACTGAGATTGCTATAGGATGCTGTGCCTGCTGTTGCTACACCAGTACTGCTTACTGTGTCAATGGCATTTGCCATGGCTTTGTATGGTGTACCAATCAGTACCTGGCGTCCGTCTGTGGTACAGCATACGCTATGACCAAATCTATCTCCGGCAGTTAGTCCGCCTGTGACGTCGCTGGAATCAATGGTATACGCATAGGTAAAATATCCTTTGGCGGATACTACCAAGATATCTGCACTGATAAACGGTATCAAAAATGTTACTGTGGTGCCAGCAAATGTATAATCAATATTAGGGCGTAATAGATTGCTGTTGAGTTTGATGCTGAACGAATAAATGTCTCCAGATACTACTGTAGACAGGCCAACTCTACGACCATTGGAATCTAGATCATCTGTCAAGTTCTGTGTCACGGCAGTGTATGGAATTTGATAGCTGTTGTATCTTGCAAATTCAACTAGAGTTTCTTCTAACACCGTACCAGTACCTGTAGCAGTACCTGTAGCAGTAAAGGTCACTCCTACTGTGTTTGAAGCAGCACCAATTGCGACAAAGTTTGTTGTACCAACGCTTAAAATAGTGTATTCAGTTCCAGGCACGATAGCAGTGGCATTAAACAATCCAGGAGTGTTGTTAAAGGTCACTGTGTTAAGGCCAGTGATAGTGTAATCTACTCCCACGGTCTGTATTTGCCTATTTAGACTGACCTTTAACTGATATATGTTATCAATCTGAATTGAATCAATGATGTTCCAAGATTTGGTCACACCATCAGCAAACTGTTTCAATTCTTGTTGTTGCCAATCAACCTGACCATAGGCATGCACCTGGTTCGCACCCGGTGCGCCTACATACATCCAACGCTCGTCTTGGCTGACCACTACTGAGTATCCCATTTCTCCTGCCACAGCACGATCTGGGGCCGTGGGTGGGGTCAATAGTTGCCATGTGGTATAAGGACTACTGCCAGGCTCTCCAAGAAGAGGATCACGGAAAATTACAAATGCATAGCCTACATTGGCTAGACTGCCGGTTCCTTGGCTGGCGCTGGCTCCGGCCACAGCCCAGGTTTGATCGCCAAAATCAACAGCATTACCCAGGCCTCTTGTGCCTGTGGTTGTCACTGTTAATATTGAATCGTTGGCTCCAATAGGACTGACTGGTATGTACTGATCTCCGTAGCTCTTGACATACACATAAATTGCACCGTACTCTATGCCAGAGCCAAATCCATATCGAGGACTGCCTATCAATGCAGCCAGTCTATTACGGGCCTGTGCTACACTGGTGCCGTACTGTTCGCCAGCATCCAACAACACAGGATTCAATGAAATGATATCAGAAAATACACTGTTCTTTTGTAAAACTTCCCATAAGCCTGCACCGTTGTTGTCTACCCAAACTTTTGCACCTGGCAAAATATTGTTGGCATATGGCAAATTGATCACGTCGCTGGCCTGAGCCACACGCATGGTTTGTAAGGTGAATCCTAGTCCTGATCCGTTGGCCACTGCACGATCACCGGTAAAATTAAACGCAATATTTACTGTGGTCAAATTTGGCACACTCAACACCTGATACACACCGTTGATTTCAGGGTCAAAGAATTTGATAATCAATTTGTTACCCACTGCCAGGCCATGATTGGTTGAAAAGATCACTCGGCTGGTGCCATCTAAATTGTCACAAACGTGTTGAATTATGCCTGGTACCGCTTGAGCACGGTATATGTTCCAATCGTAACTGTTAACCTTGGCTACCCATACACTGGTGCCTACTTGAATAGCATCAATGTTGGCCGCAAGACTGGCAGAATTTTCAATGTCAAATACTGTGATATCAGCATCGTCTAAACTCACATAACCAGCAGTGGGCAATGCTAGGTCTGTTGGTAATTCTGTGGTCACTGGCAAAATGTCAGGTGATGTCAATGCAAAACTTTGTCGCCATACATTACTCAGGAAGATGGTTTGGTCAGCTTCACTGACCTGTTGTGGCTGTATGACTTGAACCAGGCTGGGATTACTACTAAGCAAGGCACGATCAAGCCGTAGTTCAAAGTAACTACGATTGGCGTTAGCGCCATACACTGCTCGTTGTACCGCCCAATTTTCATATATGTTGTAGTCAGCAGATTCTTTACCAAGGTTGGCCTGTCTAAATAGCTCTGTGGCCAGCAATGTGCCCTTGGTATCCAAGAATTGTCTGTATACGTTTACTTGACTGACATCATCAAGGTTCAACGCTGCCATGTACTGGCGCGGTTTGAATCCTATCAAGCCATATGCCAACAAATCATTATCTGATTCAATGTTTGCCGCGTTGATGTTGTAACTGTTGGCCAGTTGATCAGCTTTGTTGGCCAAGTTGGGCAACAGACCCAATTCAATCTGAGTATAGTCACTTTGAGTCCACACATTGAAATCAAACTTGTCAGTAGGTTGTACAATAGTCAGTGCTGACCAGTATACATTTTTGTACTTGACAATCTCGCCCTTGCTGTAGGTTTTTAATCCAGTCCACTCTTGAACGTTGTTTTGATTCAAGATAAATCCTGGTGCGTCAACTGATCCGTTCCAGTCAGCAGTGGTCATGGCCACCATACTCAATCTACTTTGTCGGGCGCCTGTTGTGGGATCATAGATTAGGTCTCCAAACACACTTTGATTGTTCAACACAATCATGTGTTCGTAGTTGGTAAATCTCATGTCAATATAACTAATGGCGTCCAGGTTCAATGGTTCAATACTGAAACTATTGCCTAGTCTTACTATGTTGAGTGCTCGTGGTGGTATCTCTTGTGAATTTTGATTCAACAACAGGTTCTCTGTGGTTTCAGTATTGATACTGTCAACCACTGCTAGAGGTCTAGAAATTTCCAGTTTAGCGGCCAGTGGATTTAGATTTATAATTGCATCTGTACCCCAACCTTGCTGACTCCAGTACAAAAATTCATTGATCATTCGCGGCCAATCCAACACATAGCCATTGGCAATGTTGGTAAATGTCAGGCCTTGTGTGCTTAAAAGTTCGCCGTAACTGGCCAAGAAATCGCTGACCGCAGTTTCATTACTGAATACAAATCCGTAAGGAACCTGTACCACAGTGTTGGTATAGAAAGTGGGAATACGCACAGTGATACCACCTGAACTGTAGGTTGCAAGTTTTCCTACTGCTTGACTTTGTAATATGTTGAAGTAAGGCTGTTGATTACCGAATCCAAAAACAGCATAGCCATTGGAAACTTTTTGTATGGCTACACTACTGTATCTTACCTGATCAAAAGGCTGATTCTTGTACAACAAAATGTCATAGCTTTGATCTGGAATCATCAACGCAGTATTGGTTGAATTAGGGCTGGATTTTTCTGTAAACAATTTGATGTATTGTTTGTCAGAGAATGACGCCATACGATAGCACAGGCGCACATCCAGATTCTGTAGATCTGCTGTCAACAGGTCAGTTGAATCAATACCAGTCTGACGATTGTAATCCACAATCCAGTTGATATAACTGGCCTTGCTTGTGCCGTTGCCGTATACTTCTACTCCGTTGGCATCTAAACGATAACGATCATTTAGTAGATATTGATCATAGTCCAGGTTGTATCGATATTTGTCACGGTCAGCAAATAATGCAAAAAACTTGGCCGGGCGTGTGACTGCCAGCACATGCATCACAGAGAATGGATATGACGAACTGTTGTACCAAGATGCTTCTACTGGTCCGCCATCTCCTAGCACCCAACTCTTAGAAAATTTACTGTTAAGGCTGTTATTCAAAGGAGTAACACCTACCACACTGTTAAGTGGACTCAACAGGTTGCCTTCACTGTCAGTGGGTATCACCGACGTCAGACCTGGTCGTGCATACTTTGGTACTGTGTATGGTGCTACAGGGTCGGCTACCAGACCGGCTTCTAGGTCATCCCATAACACCAAGTTGTCAGAAGTATAAGGAGCTGGACCATAACGATCTTGCCACCAGTCAGGTTCTTTGGTCAATCCCAACATTTGCCATGGTGTCAAGCTGGGTTGTTCTGTGTCGTAAAAATATCGATAGATTCCGCGCCAGGCGCCCAACAGCGGTTGGTTGTCAAGACGATTGTTACTGCTACTGTAGTTGTAGGTAAATTCATTGTTGGCCAAATAGTTTTGCTGATTGTAGTCTAGTTTGTTCCATCCACAGTAGGCCAAGAAGTCACTGCTAAAGATAGTGTTGATTTCTTCAAATGTGTATCCTGTGTCGCGGAACTGACCAGGTAACACATCGTCAATAGTAAGTGGTACTGGGTTACCGTCTAGTTTAAGGTTGTTGTAGATACGTGTTTCAAATTCTAACAACACATCATCGCGAACGTCTCCAAACACAGGAGTGGTACTGCCGTCATGACCCAATATAAATGATGCGTTACCATTACTGGTAACCTGAGTTATTAACTCTGGTCTCCAAGAAGGATACAATCCTACTTTGGTGGGTGTATTGGGTACAAAATTTCCATAGGTAGCATTGTATTCATTGACCAGTAGTACGTCCCCCACTGCCAGTGGAAGCAACACTGTGATACGAGGACCGTCAGTGGCCACAGTATAATCCACGTCCCGGGTCAACTGTTGGCCGTTAAGATATACCAAAAGACCAAGATAATTTTGAGAGGTAAAATCATAAACTTGTACAGTATCAAATACATTGGTTGTGATAAAACTCACGGTGTAGCTGGTGCTGGCATAGGTGATGCCAGCAGGTATCATGTCACTCCAATAGAATGGTTGGGTATCTAATTTGCCCAATGTTACATTTTGTATAGCAGTGTCAAGTATTTGTGCTGTGGTTTCAAATCCAATATTTTGTGTCAGCACCGAGTCCAACATTTGTGCTTTGAATTTGATGTACTCGCGACTGTTATATTGCATAGAAGCAAAAATATTATAATCAGTACTGCGCATGAAGTAGCCGGCAAGAGTTAGTGGACTACTTTGTTGTAAGATAACCAGACCGTAAGGAATTATGTTGCCAAGATCTCGTGTGTTGTTGGCCCCGTTTACTGGGCCTTGAAGAGTCTGCAGATTTTCACAGATACTTTGATAATGAGTGCGGATAGTTCCCAAAGTAAACTGTTGTGAATTTGAGTTCAATGGGTTGCTTTGCAAGTTATCAGGTACTTGATAAAACGCAACCTTACTGGTTTGATTGCTCAGTACCAATACTTCTATAATATCTGTCAGCGCATAGGTATCAAGTAGTGTTATGACCGTGCTGTCAGCTGTGGTGGTATAGGTGTACTTGCTGGGATCTATAAAAACACTTCCCACGTATATTTTGATCACTGGAGTCGCAATAGATGTTTGAGACAATGCAGCAACATCTAGTTTGAGTGTGGCACCCGTGTATGAAAATTTAAACTGCTGGTAAAGTTGTTGATCCACTGCGGCTTTTTGCCACCCTATCAACTTTTGATAATCAGTACGTGTGGAATATTCTCTCACAGAACCAGAACTAATGTCTGATGTGATACTAACGTTGTCAACCACATACAAGAATGTGTCAACATACAAGTTGTTGTCAAACACAATATCACCAACGTTGTTGATGTTCAAGTACTTGAGCGGAAACTGTAGTACCGGGTCAAGAATTGTTGTGTCGCTTACTGCGTAACTAAACAACTTTGATCCTGCAAATGTTGTTGATTGATATTGTGTACCATCTCCAAAACTCACGCCATCAGGATTGTAGATATTAAACAACGGAGCTTGTTGAATTGAAGTTTTTTGTTGGGCTTCTGTCCATTCAATTCCGTCGTACCAAAACGTTTTTCCTGCGGTACTAGTGCCACTAATACATACTGTGGATTGGTCTAGTAAAATTAACCCGTCGGCGGCCTGCGTAAGAGTAATAATAGGTTGTGCTATTAAGGGCGCAATAGTATCTGGGGTAACAAAACTCACAATATAGATTCTGTTGCGCACAGAAGTATCTTCGTCTGCAGCAAAAATAACTCGTGTGCCTTCTACAAATGTGTAGCCGTTAGTGCTGTAACTGGTAGATCCTTCAATGTTAGAAAAAGCATCTGTTTCTTCAAAGTCAATAATATCAACTGGTGCTTTACCCGACGTGCCCATGTTCCACAGACGCATGCCAGGTCTAAACTGCACAATAGGTCGCTTGGCTCGGTAGTTGTTGTCCAGCACCGCAGTGGTGTTATTGTAGTCGGCTGTGGCATTGAGCACGTCAATGTGGAACCAACGATTACTTCTAGTCCATGCATTTAAATCTTTGCTGGCTCGATCAATGGTCAAATAGTCTGGTTGGCCTGGTTCTGTAGATATTGTGCTGTCATCTGCGTCCTCTACATACAGTTCAGGTACAACATAATTCACAGTAGGTAGTAGCTCAATTGCAGTACCTACTCCACTCACGTAGTATTCTCTACTGCTGATTGCTGTGGCCGCAGCCACTCCTGTGCCGTTTACCAATGCCACAGCAGGACCACCGTCAGAGGCACTCACTGTGAATTTGAGACCGTTGGCCGCAATTGATCTTACATAATAGGTCTGTCCTGCATTGAGTCCTCCCAAAGATGGTGAAGAGAACACCACTTGTTGTCCCACATATAGATCGGTAGAATTGTTATAGGTAATGTAGTTTGTGCCAGATTCGGTTGCTGTGTATTCAAATGCAGATGAACCAGATCCATAACTGGCAGGCGACACATCACCTGTAAAACGAACTCTTAGTCCGTTGCTAAATGTCACGCCGTTGGGACTGGTATAGGTTTGGCGGCCCAGGATTTCATCTACATAGATAATGTTGGTTTGTGTTTGCTCTATTAACTTGATACGTCCAAATATTTCTGGATCTGTGCCATCTTGATAGTACAAGGTATCTTGTACTGCGGACAACAAAGGAATACGCTGGAACTCGCCGGTGGCATCCTTGTACCATTGAGTGTTGCTGTAGGTTTGGCCGTAACCAATGATAAATTTTTCCAACGGTGCAATGTCAGCTATCTTGTTCACTTGTAGATATACAATACCTGCAATATTCACGTAGCTGATTTGATACTTTTGATAGCGTTGGTTAGGCACAATATCAATAGTATAATCATAAGGCACACTGTCATAGCTACCGGCCACGCCCACATTAGACGCATTGTCTATGAGTGGGTCAAAGAAACTGGTACGATACCAGCCGCCTGCTTCGGTATCTTCAATGGGGTTGGTAAAAATCAAAGTGCGTCCATCAAGATTTGTAACCCCATCAATGCCGTTGTATTGACTGATAAATTGGCTGACTGGTTGATTGTTAATTTGTGCAAACTGCATGTCTGTTACCAAATCAACTTGACCAATGCTTGTCAAATTGTAGTAAAAACTTTGCGCATCCTTGGCTGGTACGTTGAAAACTATTGTACCCAAATCTTCACCGTTGTTGGTCACACCCAGTATATCCCTACTGGATATGTTAGGCGTGGCAGTGATTGTGCCCGACACTCCTGGAGTTGTTTGTATCCAGAATCCAGGTCCTGTTCCTGGTGTGCCATCCACAATATTCAATGTACCTTGCATGCCAGCTTGATTTTGTGCAGCATAGTACAAGGTATTGGGTGCATCTTGAGGTACTGTAAATGTTACCAATCCAGTAACAGCACCATTGCGGCTCACGCCTTGAGTGTAGATTTCTCCCGTGCCAATAGTTGGTTGGGTCTTGATCCAAAACGGGAACAAACCATCTAATGTTAAATTAAACACATAGGTGTTGCCACGAGCCAATGTAAGACTGGGGTTGTTTTGGAAATCAATCACATAGGCCGATGTGCCTGAATTTCTCACTCGATAGTTAACAGTTTCTGTTTCGTTCTGAGCCACTTGAAAAGTGTAGTTGCCGCCGCGCACTAATTCAATAATGGGGTTGTCGCCGTTGACGCCAGAAAAATTATAAACCCCATTGGCACGAGTAACTACAAAATTGTCTGAAGTGGCTACACCGGTTGCGGCCACATCCACAGTGTCAGGGCCGCCGGGTACCCAAAAATATTGTGAGAAGTTTACAAACGCATCAAAATCTACAAACGGATCCCATGTGTAATATTCGCTTGAGTACAATCGATCTGGGCGACTAGCATTGCCCCCTTGAAATCCAATAGCGTCATTCAGTCCTGGATAAGTGATTGCATCTCGAATCTGATTGGTTTCAGGTATGAGACTGACCACACCTGGTTCCAATTGGTAATTGGCTCTGGTTGCTGTGGGCTCAACCACATACCTGTCGTTAGGGTCAACTCCTGGACCAACTGAGCGACCAATGAAACCTTGTGTTTTTCTAAAGTTAGGCTCTTGGATCAGCTGATCCAATGTGGCTCTTAAAAATTGTTTGTTAGCATCAGTCTGAAAAATTTCAGGAAGAAAATCTACACTACGAACTGTTGCCATTAAATTACTCCACTACCAGGGGCAGTACGCAAGTTAGTACTGGTCAATGCTTCAATCACTTCAATATTATTGATAGTAGCACCGTTAGCAAATATCTCATTTGGTTCTGACCGTATCTCGTACAAGTCTCCAAAGTACTTTTGTGAGTTCAACGGCACCAACACTACGGAACTGATAATTGATCCTAGTTCACTATGCAAGTAAGCTGCAAGTTCACTGAAGTAGAATGTATCTCCAAAGTTCCATTTATCAATACTGAAGTATGTATTCATTGCAGTAATCACAGCACTTTTAATTTCACTTGTACTGGCAGTTGAGCCGCTGGCTCTGATGACCTTGATAGTGGCACGTAGTTCTGCTGCAGCTTTTTGTCCAAACAAGGGTTTGAATACAACACTGTTCAAAATAATATTGTCACTCAGCATCTTGTAGTTTTGCAGGCCTTGATAAGTGGTTGTCAATTCATCAAGGCTGGGCACAGTGGGTTCAATCACAGTGCCTGTGGTATCTTGAATCCAGTTTTGATATGCGGTATAATAGGCCAAAGTAACCACATACAGATCAATAATGTTAGTAGTGCCGGGATCAATACGTGTGGTCAATGGTGCGTTGTGTCGATACTGGAAGTACAAAGACTGACGACCAGTTCTGGCAATCCATTCTGCACTGACATCAATCAAGGTTCGTAGTCCTGTGGCACCCACGCTCAATTGATAAAAAGCTTCGTCTGTGTAAGCATAAAATACCTGGCCCGGAGTCCACTCAGTCTTGGCCAACTCAATATCATCTAGAGTGGCATAGTCACTCACAACTTCGCCTTGGGCTACCAACAGGTAACGTTGTAGGTTATCAAAGTCCACAGTTTTTTGTAGGTATACGTACTTTTGTGTGGGGTCTACAGAAGGAGCAACAATTTCATTAAAGAAGTCAGGATTGTCGGGCACACCATCATTGTCGCTGTCACGATAACTGATCAGCACTTGGAAATCATCCACATAGCCGTCTGATTCAACTGGTTGTCCAGTAATAGTCATGACAACATCTCCAGACAAATGATCTGTAGAGTCAGGTCTAGTGTTTACTGCCAGAACATTGATATAGTCCTTGATCACTGTGCCAGTGCGTGAATCATAAATTTGCGATCCATCATAGAAGAAAAAGCGTGTGCTCAGCACTGAACCAAAGTAATAGGCCAAGCCACGGAAAGTGATTGTGTAGTTTTGATTTTGAACCACAAACTGAATCAACCATGATGCATCTTGATTTGTGCCAGTGTTGGATCCTGCGTTGGCTTGACTCCATGTGCTGTCAGCGGCTAAGTTAGTGCTGGTAATCAAGTACCAGCTGTAGGGAGTTCCAGTGATATCACCGTTGCTGTCGTAGCCAATACCAAAATTACGATTGAGCAAAATTTGTTCTGCCATGGCCTGTTCCAACGCCAGTGGCAAGTCTGAAACAAACAATGGAATAATAGTATCAACCAAGGCGCCAGTTGGTATAAAATTATTCAGTGTGATTGGACCTGCACCTGAACTGAGATTACCAAGTCCGTTGTTGTATCCTGTGCCTTGTATGCTCAATGGACTGGCCCAAATTTCTAATGTTTCGTCTGCGCGACTGGGGGTACCAGGCTTGAGTCTATTGTTGGCGTCAAAGTAGTAGCCCAAAGGTGGTACAAATTTTATCAGACTGCCCACTGCCACATACTTGAAATTGGTAGTGGTTGTAAATCCCACTGGAATTGGAGTTCCGTTGGGCCAGGTTGCGGACGTCACTGCATTTCTAAAGTATCCTGTGGTTTCATTGGCCAGGGTGGTACTTTGATTCCAGGTCGCACCAGGAACCCAGGTAGTTGCACCATATGTAGGCAAATTGGTCTCAGTAACTCTGGGAAAGTTAGCATAGTAAAACTGCTTCATGGTATTTTCGGCCAGGCCAGGTTGTACCTGATTGGCAATCACATCTGCTATTTCATTTCGATTGGTGTAGGAAAACAAAATTGTGGGCAGGATGTTTTGTTCCCACAATCCGCCATCAGCGCCAAAACTGTTGGTGCTGGAATATTTGCCGGTGTTGTCCACAAGGTCAAGATAACGACTGGTACCGATACTGGCACGATTTAAGGCCTTGCTTTTTACAATTGAATTGTATTGTGTGTACGGGAAGAGGTTGTAGTCTTCGCCGTTGACCATGCGGTTTTGAGTGTAGTATTGTGCAGGCGCACGTTGTTTGATTTGATCAATGGTTTCACGTGCCTGGCTATTGCTCACAGGTCTTGTGATACCGCAAGTGAATGTAATGGTTTCAAGATTGCCGTTGCGACTGATGTAACTGATGGGGATAGTCACACTCTGCATTTCTTCAGGATTGATAATGTATTGCAATCCGTTAGAAGCACGAACATAGGCACGGAATGTGCCCACTGGTATTTCTGAGAACACGCCATCGCCAAACACCATGGTGATCTGATCATTGGTGCGTGATGTCACTGTGTAGATGGGACGCAGGCTAGTACCAATTTGTTCAGCAGCAGCAGCATAAATGTTTTCTGTGTATTCCCACTCACGTGATACGGTGCCAACATTGTCCAGTTGGTACAACCAACGGTCTTCGTTGTTGATGCCTTCGATGTTGATGTTTACTGTGCGATTGCTGACTTTTTCAGCCAAGTTAAAATCTTGATTCTGCAGCACGCCTTGCTTGAACATAAAGAAGTAGCCAGTGTTGGCTGACTGAAAGCCCAGTTGATCATTACGGAACAACACATTGAATGGTGAATTGGCTCGTGGGCTTGGCTCATACAAAAAATCTGCGCCCACTGATGTGGATGTCATGGCCTCAAACGGCATGGTTATTCCGTCCACTGTGGCTGTGTACGGTACAATAGGCAAAAATCCAGGTACCAAGTTGATTCCATATTCGTCAGTTCTCACGCCCAGGATAGTCTGACGGTTACCAGGGCGTCCTACTCGCTGAGTGTTGACCAGGCTGGCATTGATAATGGTAGTAAACTGCTCTTGCCAATCAGGATTGGTAGGATCTGCCCAGTTCACTGTGACGTTGCTCAAATTAACGCCTTGATAGTCAATTACGTTTTCAGTTGTGGTTATTGAAAAAACTTTGAGTAAACCCTGTGCGGCTGTGTTGCGTTTGGCAGTGTAGCTGACCAGGTTGGCCAAGCGAACCACACTGTCACGACGCTCGGCCGTGTCCATGTAGTTTTCACGTGTGTTAAGATCTGATCGAAAGGCCAGTGCCTGGCCCATAAACGCCATAACATCCAGCAAGGCAATATATTCCGACGACTCAATGTAGTCGTTGAATGTTTCAGGGTAGTACAAACGCAGATAATCAATAAAGCTCTTGCGCAGAGTTTCAAAATCATAACTCTGGAAGTCAGCTTCGCGATAGGTTTGATAGATCTGTTTCCAGTCTTCAACTCCAAATATTGCGGTTTGTCTTGTGGTTGTTGCCATGTTATTAGTGCCTCAGTACTTTATTTATGGGCAATAAAAACGGCTCAGTTATACATAGGTGGCATTGCGTTGTTGTAGATCAAAGAAAATACTCAAGCGTTCAGCATCAGTGCTGGGCACCACAGTTAGTTCTATCTGTATCAAAATACCATTGTTCTGGGGAAAAGTTTGGATGTCGCTGATGTAGAGTCTGGGATCGCCGCCGGCCACACGCTGAACTTCTCTTTCAATGGCCGATTGTAATTCTTCCAGCTGCGGTTCAAACAAGTAGTCCCACAACACAGTGCCGTATCCTGGGCGTCCAGGTAGTTGTCCCTGCCGAATATTAAACGCATTCAACAGATCGCGTTTGACCAGTTCAAAATCCGTTAGTGTGAATTTTTTAAACTGGTTCTGTGTGTTGAATCCAATGAATCTTTGTACCATGTTGTATTTATTGAAGGTTATTCGCCTTCACTGATCCCTTCAATCTTCAACTTCAACTTGTTTATTCTTTGTCTAATATCTCCCGCCTTATCTAAAATCAGAGCTTGTTTTGCTTGAACATTCTTTGGACCTGTAGGCAATTGATTTACGTTTCCTCTTTGAATCTGTGTCAATTTATTAAATGCTTCAAGGTACTGTACACTAGCCTGCACACGAGCATTGCTGTTAAACGTATCCCGAACCTGTTGATATTCGCCATCTATAGCAGAAAACGCTGCTTGGGAAATTGTTTGCTGATTTTCCAAAGCAGATAATTTAGACTCAATTTCAAACACACCACGGCCAGCAGGATTCAAATACTGATTTATATAAGTTAACGCTTTGTCAGCATAATCTTCCACATCGGCTTGATTTTCTATTTTGGCTTCTGTTGGTCCGTAATTAGGTGTTGGGATTTTGTCGTTACCAATAACTCGTGTGCTGGCAGCATCCAAGGTGGCGCGATTCACTGTGTTTTCTGCTGGTACTGGTATGTCTTGTTGCTTGAATTCCGCAGGAATTTTAGTCTGTACTAAATTCACAGCAAATGCTCCGTCACGCACTGCACTTGAAAACGCGGCTTGTACTGCGCCTGTGGCATCTCCTGGGATAGGCAAACCTTTTACAAATGCTTCAGCACTGGGTAGATCTTTGGCCGCATTCAATGCCATACCAGCAAGTCCTTGACTGGATAAATTTTTAACCGGTACGCCCACAGCGGCCAAACCTGCCACGCCCTTGGCCATGAGATCCTGTTGAATTTGACTTTGTTTAGGCACGTTCTTTAGCAAGTCTGCGGCGCTTTTGATTCCGTCTTTGCCGGTCCATACCGCAGGACTTTTAATTACATCGGCAAACACGCTTGTGCCTGCCGCCAACAATGCTCTTGTACCAGGTTTTACATAACCGGCTGTTTCTAATTGTCCAGCATCAAGTCCAAATGATCCAAGACCTTTGGCATTGCTCAATACTGAACTGCCTTGGTTAACTAGATTTTTAGCCTGTGCCAATACTCCGTTAACTTCGGGCACGCTCATGGGCCCTAGTCCAGCCAGGGCACCTGCAGGATTAATACCGCCGGCGATTTTAGTAAAGTCTGCGGTGTTGATAGGACTGGTAACTGCTAATCCAGTAATTGTTTTGTTAATTGTTTGTATAGACGCTACTGCAACTGATCCTTGTACTCCTGAGGCGCCTACCAATGCAGCACCCAGCTGGCTTGATCCTGCGGTACCGCCCAAAGAACGTGTCACCGAAGACACCGCTGGACCAACTGCCGCAGTCAACCCAGGAGTGATACCAGCAAGTGATCCATTAAGTGCTCCCCCTGCGGCGCCAAGCCCACCGGCTACACTGCCTAGCACACTGTTGAACGCACCAGCTCCACCATTGATGCCGCCTTTAGCAAGTGCTGCATCAACTGACGGTATGCGTCCAGTACCAAGATCTATTCCAGCTGACGATAATCCAGACGCAAAATTTCCCACGTTGAGACTGCCAGTCACACCTGACTGAGCTTGTGATACCATGGCTTGTGCTCCGGCCAGGCCGTCAGCGGCTTGTGTTGCGGCGCTTAATGTTTCTCCTGGTTTGAATCCTACTAGAGCACCAGTGTCAGCTTGTTTCTTGAATATTGCAAATGCCTGCTCACGTGTGAGTCCCGGCGGACCTTTGATAGCAAATGTTTTTGCAGAGCCGTCGGTGTTTGTGGGCACTGATCCTGTGGCTGGTGTGTCAGTTGGTGCTCCTGTGGTGTCTTCTGGCGGTCGTGGATTGCCTAGTTGGGTTAAACTAGGCAATCCTCTGCGCAGGCGTTCAGCGTTGGTTCTATCCCATACTATGTAATCATCACCGGTGTATGTTAAATCTTCATCTTTTGTTTTGGAATACAGAGAGGTTTCAAACTTAGTTTGAGTTTTACCAACACTGGCTTTGAGTTGATCAAGATTAAATGTAAATTCAGCCATGTTATTTTGCCTGTATTTCTACACCAGCTGGAACTGGCACTGCGCCAGGTGGCGGGCTTGGTTTGCCTTCTTCAAACGCAATCTCAACGTCCACACCCTTGTTGTGATAAGGATACGGTTCATGTGTGGGTGCTCGATTCACAATACTTTCAAGCCCTTCGGGCTTGACTATCCACCCCTTGCTGGTATCCCATTCAGTGTCGTCCAACAGTGTTTTGGTCAAGGGTTGTGGTGTGTTTACTCGACCTGCAGCAGGCCCGTTGAGGTCAATGCCACCTGCTTGTAATACCAGTGCAGATCCTGCACCCCAGGAACCTGATGCGCTGTTTAGTGTGAGTGTGCCATCTGCCTTGACCCCCACAGTACTGCGGCTGTACAGTGTGATATCTTCTTGTGCTTGCATGGCCAAAAACGTTCCTGACTCTATCTGCATGTCTTCTTTGCTTTTCATTTTTAAATAACGGCCCGCAAACATGTTGATGTCGCGGTCGGCATGCAAGTTTATATCGCCCTTGGTGCGCACGTTTACACTGTTTGTGGCATACACATCCACGGTACCTTCTACTCCAAACTCCAACCAAGTTTGTCCATTGGCATGTACAATGTAAAAGAAGTTGCCTGTATCACTCATGGTAATTTGATGGCCAAGACTGGTTCTCAAACGTAACATACCATTGTTTCCATCTAGGTCACCATCGTCCATGACCAGACTATGTCCACCCACACGGCCAATTACCTTGGCATCACTAGGTTTGATTTCACCTGCATTGAGTTTGGTTCTAATATCATTGGGTGCCATGCCGCCTTGATAAATGGCCGTGCCCGGTGTGCTGATACCAAATACTGCGCTGGGAGTTTCTCGCTGACTTGAACTTTGAATAGTACCTCGTTCTAGATCATTAATCAATCCTTGTTGCAACAAGGCCTGCGCAAGATATCCCTGCACAGGT